AGTACAACCTGCCGTTCGACGGCCGCGCTGTGCTGCTCTCCCCTGACGCCTTCGGCCAGCTCCTCCAGGACGCTTCCGTCGCCCAGTACCTGTCCATCGGTGACACCTCCGTCATCCGTGACGCCAAGGTCGGCCGCCTGCATGGTCTCGACATCTACGAGTACAACGGCTTCGACGCCGCTCCCGCCGGCGAACACCTCAACGGTATCGCCTCCTGCCAGCAGGGCCACGTCATCGTCACCCGCGTCCCGGCCGCTCCGACCACCGGTGGTGGCGAACAGGTCACGGTGCAGGACCCGGATTCCGGCTTCGCCTTCTCCCTCCGCAGCTGGTACGACTGGACCAAGGGTCTGTCGAACCTCTCGGCTTCGTGGATCGTCGGCAACAGCGTCGGCAACCCGAACGCCGCCGTCCGCGTCGTCATCTCCGACCTCTAAGCCAAAAGGCCAGAGGAAGGTACGAGACCCCCATCGCTGGGGGTCTTTCTTTTGGCTGGTGTCTTAGACCCCTCTGGCTGGCCTTCTGCGGCCTTTTGACTCCCGCGTTGACGCATGGGAGCCATCCAAGACGAGTGGGCAGCAGACGCCTCTGAAATCCTTAACGAAATCCCCAAGGCCGTGACTGTCCGCCGTGGCTCTGGCTCCTCCACTTCTTTCAACGTCCTGATGGGACCTCCGATGGTGGCCCAAGACTTGGAGACCGGCGGTTTCATGAACTCGACGAGCTACGACGTGAAGTTCCTGCGCACGGATACCGTCACCCATGCCGGCGTCGTGATCTACGGCAACCTCGTCCACTACAACGGCTCGGACTACCGCATCGTCGCCATCAACGACCGCCCGCCCTCCGCCTGGGTCATCGTCCGGGTGCAGGCCAAAGGCGAACCCGCTTAAATGGGCATCAGCGCCAACAAAGGAGTCGCCGTCGACGACTCCGCCTTCCTGGCGCACCTCAAGGACTATTCCCGCGTGCTCGGGAAAAGCATGGCCGACACCATCCGCGAACAGGCTGGTCTCTTCTGCGTCGACATGGTCAAGTTCACGCGGCCTTTCACTTCTCCAGGCGAAGGCTCCAGCAGCGCGTCGAAGGACAAGGGCTTGGACAACGTCAGGAAAAGCGTCTACCACATTTTCCAGCCCATCGACAAGGCTACGCCAGGGCAGATTGCGTCCATCGGTCGCCTCGACGTCTTCAAGATGTGGGAGAAGCGCACGAACGGCGGCGGAGCCAAAGGCCGCAAGATTCGCTGGACGCAATTCCAGAAGGCCCATGCCGGCGGCAAGGCTCCTGCCTTTATCGAACCCGGCGACCAAGCCGCCATCGGCCGCATCCACACTTCCCTTCGCCAAGATAATGGACGGGGCTCCCTGACTCCGACAGCCCGCCACGCCAAGGAGCCGTTCGCTATCGTCGCCAAGTACAAGGATATTGAATCGTACATCAAGAAAAAGCAGAAGGATGTCGGTATCCTGAAGTCCGCTTATTGGTTCGCCGCCGAGAAGATTCGGGCGAAGACGACGTCGCCCGCTTGGGTCAAGCATCCCGAAGGCCGCGTCAATTCCATCGGCGACGACAAGACGGACACCCCCGACTTGCCCTCTGTGACCGTCGGCAACACCAAAGGCGGAAAGGGCACTTTCGACTCCCTGATCCGTTCGGCCATCAATCGCCGGGCCTATGCCATGCGCGTCGCCATGGCCGCCAAGCTGAACAAGGAAAAGATTCCCCTCTGGCTGGCGACAGCCCAAGGCAGGACGACCAACACTTTCAACTATTTCTCCTAATGCCTACCCCCACCATCTACGGCATCCGCACGATCACGGAGCAATCCCTCAAGGCTTGGTTCGACGCCAACGCGGCCGACATGCTTCCCGGCATCCAGATTCATGCGGGCCAGACGGACGAAATACGCCTCGTCCCCATCGTCATCCTGCATGCCGAGTCCGCCCAAGCCCACCGAGACCTCGGCGCCAAGCCTCTCGGCAACTTCGAGCTGACGGTAAAAATCTACGTCTATTCCTCGGCCGACGACAACACCCTTGAGCAGCACCGCCAGCGCGTCGAGAATGTTCAAGCCATCATGCAAGACACGGCGGGTCTGGCGTCTTCCTGGACGGCGGGAACCTACTACGCCTCGTGGATCGTCAGCGACGACGAAGGGGTGGCCGACCGCCGCTATGGCAACGTCCTGACCTACACCATCGTGGCGGCCTATCCCCCCGCCGCCTGAGCCGCCTTGACTCCCGCGTTGACTCATACCTAAACGACCATGTCGCTTCCTACCACGTTCGGCGTCAGCCATAAGTTCGGCCTCTACGATACCGTCGCCTTCGTCACCCTTCAGTCCGACGATATCAGCAAGAAGCCTGCCCTCGACGTCGAAGTGATGGACGAGACGGGCCGCGTCATCACCGACCGCCTCGACGACCTTCGCATTGAGACCTCCGTGTCCGGCGTCCTCAAGACGGGTGCCACCATCCCGAGCATCGGCCAAACGCTGACCTACGACAGCATCACCTACATCATCAAGGATGTCGGCGACGCTGGTACGAACAACGGTTTCCGCAAGGTCACGCTCAAGCTGGTTAAGTACCAGGAGATCGCTTAAGCCCGCAAGGGCTACGCCGATGGCAAATCGGTGGACACAGGCAGCGACGATTCTCCCGCCGACGATTGAAGTCTGCGGGCGTCGCCTTCTGCCTTTCTGCCTTCGTCACCGGGTTGCGCTGGAAGCCATCGGTTCCCCGGTGCTGGAGACCGACAAGGAGATGACGGCGGAACATATGATCGCCGCAGTACGCATCCTGTCCACTTACGACATCGACAGCGTCAGGAAACCCTCGATCCTCCGCGAGAAATATTGGTGCGGCCGCATGACGTTCTCCCGCCGCGTGCTGACCGAGCAGATGGCCGCCTTGCTGCTGTATTTGGAAGCCCAATCCCTCTGGCCTCGCTTCTGGGTAAAGGATAACACGAAGTCGGCCGAAGGCGCTCTGCCTTGGCCGCTGGCCGTAGTCGCCAGCCTCAACCGCAACGGCGCGACGCTGGAAGAAGCCTGGACCATGCCGGAGGCTGAAGCTATCTGGCTGCATATTGCCCACTGTTCCGCTTCGGGGGCTGACATCTCCGTGATCTCGGACAAAGAATGGGAAGCGATGGAGGCTTACAAGAAACAGGAAGCCGCCGAAGCCGCCGCCAAGACCAACAACCGAAACTGACCAATGGCAAACGATGACGTAAAAGTAAAGTTCGGCGGTGACTTCACCGACGTAGCCACCGGCGCACAAGCCGCCACGAAACAAGCCGGGGCCGCGCTGTCGTCCTGGTACGGCGAGTTCAGCAAGTCCATGTCTTCGTCCATCCTCGGCTCGCTCGCCTTGTCTTCCATCTTTGGCAAGTTCACTTCTGGCATCTCCGAGGCCCTTCACTACTTCCGCGAACTTGACCTGACCATGCGCCGCATCGGCGGCAGCGGCGCCGAGTTCCAGCAGCTCGCAGGAATCGGCAAGCAAGTCGGCGTCTCGATGGAAGGCGTCGGACGTTCCCTCAATTTCTTCAACAAATACGTCGGTCAGGCTGCGCAAGGCAGCAAGGCCCATGCGGAGTCGCTGATGAAGATGGGCTACACGCAGGACCAAATCAAGAAGGGCGAGATTTCCGCCATCGAGATCATCTCCAAGCTCGGCGACGAGTACGACCAGACCGGAAACGACACCATCGTGGCGGCCAAGGCGATGGAATACTTCGGTCGCCAAGGCTCTCAGCTCATCCCGATCATCAAGATGGGCCGCGAGGAAATTCAGAACCTCACGAAAGACATGAAGGTCTATTCGGAAGAGACCATCCGCCGCCTCTCCGAGACGGAGCACCGCATGGAGAAGTTCAAGAAGACGCTGGAGAAAGTCTTCTACAAGGCTCCGCTGGTCGCCCTTGGTAGCGCTCAGGAATATCTTGAGACGAAAGCCGTCTACCAAGGCGCGCTTGGCAACGCCCAGCAGATGGGCGGAGCGCCCGAACGTCAGGCCCTCAATGCGTACAACTTCATCAAGTCCGAAGCCGGCGAAAACGTCGTCATGCTCAGGGACTTCCTGAAGATGACAATAAATTCGCTCGGAAGGGCCAATCTCGACCCCGACTTTGTGCGGACGGTCCAAGCCCTCCAAGCCAATCTTTCCAAGGAAATCGACCGAATCGAAAAGGCTCCAAAGAAGGAAGCCGCCGTCGAGCAGCCGGTCGGAACCGCCGCCCTCACCGCGTCTTCCCTCCAAGCCATCGGCGGAGGAGACATCGCTTCGATCTACGCCGGCGTCTCCGTACAGGAAGCCCAACTCGCCGCCCAGGAGCAGACGGCCGCCAACACGGGCGTCCTTGCCAGCAAAGTCAAGGAAGGCGTCACGCCGACCCCCGCCGCCAACGTCGCCAAGTAATCCAATCTTATGCCCTCCACCCGCCACGACTTCGGCAACAATCTTGAGACGCCCGGCATCCAGCAGCCGAACGGCACGTTCACCGTCGACGCTTTCGGCCTTGCGCAAGCGCAGCTGACGTTCGCCCTGGACTCCTCGCCGTCCAACCTTGAGACGGCCATCGCGTACTACTCGGCGGGCGTCGACCATCCCGACGACTACGGCTTCCCGCTCAAGTCGTACAAGTACCACATCGCCACGTCCAAAGGCGGCGTCGCCATGATGACCGTCGACTACATGGGCGTCTTCCGTGCCAGCGGCTACACCGACCCGCAGATCACCGGCGTCGCCAACACGACGGCGCAGCCCATCGAGACGCACCCCAACTTCTCGGCCGTCACGGATAACACCATCGGCACAAGTTCGCCGACGCAGCTTCTCGCCGGCAAGCCTCCCGGAGCCAAGGCGACCAACGGCAACGACCCCATCTTCATCCCCTCCAACACGACGCCCATCCAGTACCAGTTCGCGGGCTTCGGCGTGACGCAGGAAGGCGTCTCCACCATCAACAAGAAGGCGGGCATCCGTCAGTTCCTGCGCCCGATGGTCAACGTCCGCGGCATGGTCTTCTTCGACCCCGCCCAAGGCGACAACGTGGCGACGATGGTCAACGGCTGCGGCCGCACGCTGAAAGACAGCGACCTCGACAACCTCATCCAGCCGACCGCCATCATCGGTGCCATCTCCGGCAAGTATTGCCTCCTGACCGCCGCGAACGCCGAATGCATCGGAAACCCGTCGAACTATTCCGCCATCAAGGTCACTTATGACATCATGATCGGCGGGGAACTCGGCTGGGATGAGGACATCTACGGCCAGATGCAGACGGCCATCTTCTGACGCCGATGGACGACGTAGGCTTCAACGGCACAGGGTCTCGGTTCAATTCCCGCTTCGAGTCCGGTTCGCCCATCCTCGCCAAGCAGCTGAACGACTTGGCGGCTGGCCTGCAGGCGTCGCTTCCGATGCCATACCTCGGCGACGGCGCAAGCGTCTCTTACACGCCCGGAGGTTCCATCATCACGTCCAACCCGGCAATCGTCTACATCGACCCCAACGCCTGGACGCCGTCCATCAGCGGTTCCGCCGCCGTCATCTACCCCGGCACCATCAACGGCCTGACCCCGACCATCGACGGAACGCCCTTGACCGACATTCCTGCGCCTGTCTTGACCCTGTCTTACTCCGGCGGCACTGACGGCTATTCCTACGTCTACGCCGACGCGGCCTCCAGCGGTTCGACCTACCCTGTCGACGCTCCGACCATCATCTCGTCCGCCTCTCAGCTCACGTCGACGAACACCGACGGCTATCTGCTTCTGGCTACCATCTACAAGGACGCGACAAGCGGCGCCGTGACCGTCTGGCAATACGTCAAGTCGTCGTTGTGGACGGATCGCATCAAGGTTGGGTCTTCGACCGCCAAATATTACTGGGGAGCCGTCTGACATGGCGACTGAGCCGTCTTACACGCAGGACGACAACATGGTCTTCCTCGGCCGTGCGGTTCCGCAGTCCCTCGGCGCCGGCGACTCCCCTCAAGGCGGTTCCGACACCTTTGCGACGGCGCGCGGCATGTTTTACCAGCAAGCCGACACCACCGTCCCGCTCGCCGAAGTCATCTGGGGGCCATTCCCCGCCAACGTCGGGTTTTTTTACCCCAACTATCAGCGCAGAGAAAGCATCGACCAGACCGTCGAGGCATCGGCTACGACAATTTCCGAAGGCGGGCGCAATTTCTTCGTCATAGGCTATCAGTTCAATACCGTGGAAGCCAGCGGCGGCGCGTCAGTGGACTACTACATCTCCTGGGGCATGAACGTCAGCGGCTCCCTTGATGCGGCGACCCTCAACACGCTCCCCGTCTCAGACGAAGTCATCTCGTCCACGATCATCGGGACTACGGTCACTTTCGAGCATGGCAGCGTGACGTTGACGTCGGCATCCGTCCGTGGCCCCTCGACCGGCCTGGGCGACTTTATTGGAAGTTACAGCACGACGACCCCCCCGTTCGACCCCGGTTATATCGTGTCCATCACGCCCGCCTGAGGCTTTCGCAGGAGTTTGACTCCCGCGTTGACCTATGGGCAGCCCTACAGTCACCTGGAAACGCGGCTCTACGTTCGCCGCCGTCGTCACCTACACCCCCGGCGCGGGCGACCCCTCCACCCTCGAAGGCGTCATCGTCGAGTCTTCCGTCATGGACCACGCCCGCCAGCGCTATCCTTTGACCATCACCATGCTGCCCGGCTACACGTCGTTCAACGTCTACTTCGACGGCGACTCGTCCGACTGGACTCCTGGCACGGCCGCCATCGACTACCGTTGCTCCCTCGGTGACGTCGTCTTCTACTCGACGACCGCCCGCTTTATTATCGAAGCCCAGATCACCCTCTAATGGCTACCCTTTCCACAGTCATCTCCTACGGCGAGCCCACGGGGACCGTCATCACGACCATCGGGACGCCCGGCCCGTCTGGCCAAGCCGCCACGGTACAAGCCGGCACGACGACCACTTCCGCTCCTGGCACGAACGCCTCGGTGACGAACTCCGGCAGCACGTCGGCCGCCATCTTCGACTTCACCATCCCTCGTGGCGCGGTGGGAGCTACGGGTGCGGCAGGAGCCAAAGGCGATACGGGCGCGGCTGGCGCGGCGGCTTCCGTCTCCGTAGGCTCGACGACTACGACTTCCCCCGGCACGTCGGCCACGGTCTACAACTCTGGTAGCACTTCCGCCGCCGTCCTCAATTTCGGCATCCCTCGTGGTGCTGACGGCCAGACCGGACCGAAAGGCGACACGGGCAACACGGGTGCGAAAGGCGACGCCGCCACGATCAGCGTCGGAACGGTCACGACGGGTACGGCTGGATCGTCGGCGAGCATCACGAACGTCGGCACGTCGTCGGCCGCTGTCTTCAATTTCTCCATCCCTCGTGGCAATACGGGTAACGCCGGAACCCCTGGCGTCGGCGTCCCTGTCGGCGGTTCGGCTGGACAGGTGCTGGCGAAGGTGGACGGCGTCGATTACAACACCGCTTGGGTCAACCAGAGCGGTTCGACGTTCACGGGAGGCGACATCGCCGGCCCGATCACGATGCACGGCGGAACCATCGACACGGAGATGTCCTCGGACTTCTTCGGCGTGGAACTGACGAGCGACCCGACGCAGTACGCCGAGCTGCAATACAACGCGCTGACGGTGGCTGGTGGTGGTAGCAGCATGCAGGTGACGAATACCGGCGTGACGTTCCCCGACAGCAGCGTCCAGAGCACGGCGGCTGTCTCTGGCTTCGTCCCCGGCAGCGGCGACTTGGACATGATGGGCTACAGCGTGACCAACGCCAATTTCAGCTCGTCTGCTGGTCAGGTGTCGGCGCAAAACATCACAATGTCCTCTGGCGGCGTGCTGACGTTCGGCGACTCGACCGTCCAGACCACGGCGGCGAATCCGTTCAACGGCGGGACGATCAGCGGCGATATCACGATTGGGGACAGCGGTGACTATACAGCCCAATACGCCAAGAATTACCTCAACCTTGCTGGGCCGGGTGCGAATGCTTTCATCAATGCAGCCGATGGCATCGACTTAAGCAATTCAAACAACGGAACCGAAGCTTTTTATACCTCTGGTGGATTGAACGGAAACGGCGGTGGCGTTGGAAGTTTTGCTGTTCAGCCGAATAACATTTATTGTCAAAACTCAGCAGACGGAGGAAGCGAGTTTAATGCACAAGGCGGTTATCTTGCCGTGTTTGACCAGACGACCAACCAGACGTTAAGCATCCACGCCGCCACGGGCATCACCTTCCCGGACTCGACGACGCAGACCTCTGCGGCCTTTGTCCCTGGCAGCGGCGACTTGAACATGGCGCAGTATGGAATCAGCGGTTATGGAAATCCTATTGTAGCTGGCAATTTTTTCCTTCAATCAGGCTACGGCGGTGCAATTACCTTTTCAGACAATACCGTCCAGACCACCGCAGCAACTTCCGGCATCCCAGACGCCCCTAACGACGGCAACATCTACGCCCGCCAGAACGGCTCTTGGGTGCAAATCGGCTGAACTTATTTTCCCTTACTCACCATGTCCTCCCCCTACGACTTCATCATCCCCGCTGGCAAGACCGGCATCCTCGTGAACAACGGTTCCGTCGTGCTCCTCAAGGACGCCGCCGCCGAACCCGTCCGCATCTTCACCGCCTGGGAGTCGCACCTCTACGATTCCAATGCCGCAGCACTTGCCGACATCGCCGCCAAAGGCTGGAAGTACGTTCCTGCCAAAGCCGCTCCGTCCATCCCTTCCGCCAAGAAGTAACATCCTCCCACCATGATCGCATTCCTCATCGGCCTCGCCATCGGTGCCATCGGCGGCTTCATCGCAGGCGTCAAAAACGCCTCCTCCTCGAAAGTCGAGAAGGCCGTGGACATCCTCAAGGCCCTCAAAGGCAAGTAAGCCGTGCGTCGCATCTTGGTCATCGCAGTCCTTGCCTTGACCGGGTGCGAGACCACG